ATCAGAAGGAGATCAACACATGTCAAAGTCTTTCCTTGATAAGTTGATCGAGCGTCGTGATGCAGTCAAGTCAGAGATGGACGCAGTTCTCGAAGCAGTAGCAGAAGAGAACCGCACTGACCTAACAACAGAAGAAACCGAAAAGGTAGATTCACTTGTTGAAGAATCACGATCACTCGATACAAAAATCGATAAGATGAAAACTCAAGCAGATGCAGATGCAAAGGCATCTGAAATCCGCGCAGCAGTTTCAGATGTTGTAATGCCACGCACCACAGGCGGCGCAACAGTTACACGCGAAGAGCGCACATACTCAGCAAACTCAGCAACATCATTCGTCAAGGACGCATTCAATGCGCAATTTTCAAATGACTATGCAGCAAACGAGCGCCTTGCACGCCACATGCGTGAAGAGTCAATCGAACGCCGCGATGTTGGAACAGCACAATTCGAAGGTCTTGTAATTCCACAATATCTAGTCGAACTTGCAGCTCCACTAGCACGTGCAGGACGTCCATTCGCAGATGCAGCAACAAACAAGATGGCACTTCCGCCAAGTGGAATGACGCTGAATATCAGTAGAATGACCACAGGAAGTTCAACAGCCGTCCAAGTTACACAGAACGATGCAGTATCAGAGACAGATGTCGATGACACACTTCTAACAATCAACGTCCGCACAATTGCAGGCCAGCAAGATATTTCTCGCCAGGCACTAGAGCGCGGAACAGGAATCGATTCATTTGTAATCGCTGACTTGATCAAGTCATGGCATACAACACTTGACTCACAAATCCTAAATGGCGCAGGCACAGCCGGCACAATCAAGGGTCTACGTGCATCAGGTGGAAATGGCGTAACATTTACATCAACAGCACCAACAGTCGGATTGCTTTATCCAAAGCTTGCTGATGCAATTCAGCAAATCCAGACAAACGCATTCGTTTCACCAACACACTGGGTAGTTCACCCACGTCGCCTTGCGTTTCTACTCGCAGCTGTGGATAGCACAAATCGTCCACTAGTTGTGCCAGCAGCAAACGGCGCATATAACGCAGTAGGCGTTGGCGGAGCACCAGCATACGGAAACTCCGGATATCAGATGCTCGGACTTCCAATCATCACCGATGCAAACATCGGCACTACATACGGAACAACAACAAACCAAGATGAAATCTATTGCGTAACAGCAAGCGAAGCTCATCTATGGGAGCAACCAGGATCACCATTCGCACTTCGTTTCGACGCGACTGGCGCTGACAAGCTTCAAATCAAGTCTGTTGTTTACGGATATGCCGCATTCACAGCAGAACGCTACCCACTTGCAGCCTCAATCATTTCAGGCACAGGTCTAAGCGCACCAACCTTCTAATAGAAGGCCAGCACTAAATTGTGCAGGGCGAGTGGCCCACCCCCCGAGTCACTCGTCCTGCACTTCTTAACAGGGGGAAACAAATGAAGACAGCACACAAAGTAACAATCGGTTCATGCGATCCAGGATCCGTAAACGGATCATTCGCATACCGGCTCATCCAGCTCGCTCAGGCAAGAAGCGACAGGCTCGGGCCATTTGTAAGAATCAAAGGCTCCGGACTTTTATCAAAGCAACGCAACAGAGTCGTCAAACAATTTCTAGACAACACAAAGAGCGACTGGCTTCTTATGTTGGATTCAGATGAGCAATTGACGACGCAAGCATTCGACGCCTTGATTGACACAGCCCATGACAAAGAACGCCCAATCGTCGCAGGCCTTGTCTTTGCAGGATTCGGAGTGCCAGGCAAGCCTTACCCAAAGCCAGTCCCCTGCATATTTCAAGATTCAGACCAGGGTTTCCTTCCACTTTACAAATATGACAAGAACGCAGTCTTCGAGATTGACGCAGCAGGAACCGGGTGCATGCTCGTCCACCGAAGCGTTCTGGAGAAGATGCGCGAAATTGCAGATCCAAATCAGGGAACAGACTGGTGCTGGTTCTGGGATGGGCCAGTAAATGGAGATTGGATCGGGGAAGATTTATTGTTCTGCAGAAGAGCAAAGGCGCTCGGATTTAAGATCCATGTGAACACAGCCGCAATATTGCCGCACCAGAAGAACTTCTGGATGGAAGAAATTCATCATGATATTTGGAAAGATTAAGAAGATCCGGCGCAAGCCGGCAAAGGAAACAGCAACCGCCGATCCCAAACTAGAACGCGCAATGCTGCCGAAACCGGAAAGAAGGACGAAGCGTGGCCCTAACTAATTGCTATTGCACCCTGGCCGAATTGAAGGCCTCACTTGCGATCACAGACAGCAACGACGACACACCACTCTCGGCGGCGATTACAGCAACAAGCCGAATGATTGATGACTACACCGGCCGCTTCTTTTATCAAAACGGAACAACAGGATCACCAGTCGCCCGTTATTACACACCACTCGATCCCTGGACAATGAACATGGACGATAACGTTTCGATTACACAGGTCGCGACAGACGATAACTTCAACCAAACATACGACACCGTCTGGTCAACAAGCGACTACATGCTCGAGCCAGTAAATAACCCACAGCGCGGATGGCCAGTAAACCGAATCCTTGCAATCGGCCGATATGTTTGGCCTTATTATTTGCCACAGGCCTGCAAGATCACAGGCGTCTGGGGATGGACATCAGTTCCAGCCGAGATCAACATGGCAACCTTGATCCAAGCAGCTCGTCTCTTTACACGCCGCCAGTCACCATTCGGAATCGCAGGAAGCCCAGACTTAGGCACAGTGCGTCTGGCAGCAAAACTCGATGCAGACGTTGAAAACTTGCTTAGACCATTCCGCAAGAACAATGGGCTGGCTAAATAATGCCGATGCAACCAAGCCAAGTGCGAGATGCACTTAAGACCAGCTTGCAAACAATTCCAGGACTTCGCGTTTACGAAGTAATTCCAGAGCCAGTAACACCGCCATGCGCCGTCGTCGGTCAATTAGATTTTACATTCGATATCGATAACGCCCGGGGATTAGATCAGGCGAATGTAGATATTTATGTGATTGTTCAGCGCTTCTCAGAGCGAGCTGGCCAGGACAAGCTCGATGGATATCTTGCAGGCACAGGAACAACATCTATCAAAACAGCAATAGAAGCAGATAGAACGCTAGGTGGAACATGCCAGACATTGCGAGTAATTGGCGCAGAGTCCGGAACATACGATTCGCAATCTAATACTTTTCTCTCTTATCGATACCGCATAACAATCTACGGATAAGGAACCGACATGACATATAAAGTAATTTCAAGCCGCCAAATCTGCGGCAAGAATAAAGGCGACATAATCACAGCAAAAGAATTGCAAGATGCAGGAATCAAGGCAGAAACCTTGATCGCTGGAAACCACATCGAAGCAAGTAACACAGCACCACAAATCCCATCCATCAAAACCGAAACAGAAGAAGGAGCGACTAAATAATGGCTCGCATAGTTCTCAACAACGCATTTATCTCCGTCGGCGGAGTGGATCTGAGCGATTTAGTCGCATCAGTAACACTTAATTCGACATTCGACGTCGTCGAAACCACAGCATTCGGAACGCCAGCAGCAAAGACACGCGTCGCTGGATTGGCAGACAATTCTGTGACGCTTGAATTCCATCAGGACTTCGCAACCGGCGAAGTGGAGCAAACAATTTATCCACTTCTAGGACAAGCATCCACTGTGATTGTAAAGCCAAACGGCGCAACTACAAGCGCATTTAATCCAAGTTATACCTGCTCTGCTATTATTTCAGAGTGGACTGCAATTAACGGATCCGTTGGTGAACTAGCCACCGCATCTGTAACTTGGCCAGTCACCGGAGCAATTACTAAGGCGGTCGCATAATGGCAAGACTCGTATTAACAAACGCATCTGTTGTATTTGGAAGCACCGATTTATCTTCGTATATTTCGAGCATCACATTAAATTCGACATTTGATATCGTCGAGACAACTGCATTCGGAAACACAGCAAAAACTCGTGTGGCCGGATTAGCAGACAATTCTGTGACGTTCGAATTTCACCAGGACTACGCAACATCAGCAGTCGAGCAAACAATTTATCCGTTACTTGGAACAGCAGTCACAGTCGTTGCAAAGCCAGTAGCAGGAACAACAACAACAGTAAATCCTCAATATAGTTTCTCAACGCTAGTTTCAGAATGGACTCCACTAAATGGATCCGTCGGCGAATTAGCAACAGCATCTGTAACTTGGCCGATCTCCGGCGCAATTACCAAAGCAACATCCTAAAGAAAATAGGGGGAAACAAAGATGGATGGATTAAATATAAAAGTCAAGACGACTGATGGCGTGGAAAAAACGTTCTCATTACGGCCACGCATCATCGTCGACTTTGAACAAAAGTATGGCAAAGGCCTAGCAAAACTTATCGGCGAAGAGCAGAAACTCGAACACATCTATTACCTCGGGTGGCTTGCACTAAAATTCAACGGAGTGGTTGTTAAACCCTTCGGCCCGGAATTCTTAGATACGCTCGAAGGAGTTTCACTAGATACAGACCCAAATTCCGAATCCACAGAGACAGCCTGACATATTCAATAGCAGCAGTTTCTGTGGAGACCGGAATAAGTCCAGTCGCTTTATTAGATGCACCAGACGGCATCCTTGAAGCGATTGTGATTTATCTAAAGGAAAGAGCAAAGGCGGCAAACAAATATGGCCAATGAAGTCGTTGTAATTAGCGGCATCAAAGAAACCACAGCCGCGTTGAAAAAATTCGACCAGGACGCAGCTCGTAGATTGAACAAAGTAATCAACGACGAGCTGCGTCGGGCCGAAAACGATGCCAAAGACCAGATCCCAGATAAGCCCCCAATGAGTGGATGGCGAACAACAGCCGCAAAGAACCCACGCAAGAGCACCAGAGGTGGCCAGGGCTGGCCAGCATGGGATCCGCAAGCGATTCGCCAGGGGATTATTAAAACTCGCGCAGAAGGCCGCGTGAGAGCCGATTACACCACTAGCGCAGGCGCACTCTTAAACAAGACCGCCTCGGGCGTTATCTTTGAAGTAGCAGGACGCAGAACACCAGGCGAAGGAACAGGACGCAAACTGATCAGCAATATGAACGATCGCTTCCGCAAAGCCAGTCGCGGAGTTTATGCCGTCATTGATCGCGATCGCCCACGAATTTATGCCAATATCAGATCAGCAATGGACGACGCAAAGAAGACCCTGCAAGCCAATATAAATAAA